TTCCTCTTCTTTGCATACCGTATACTACTACGAATACAACGAATGCTAATGCAGCAAATCCCAGAAACCATAGAGCAGCTACGCCTATGTTTTCTTTTAACTCTTCAATCTTTCTTGCTCTGTCTTTAGCATCCTGTTGTCTTTTCTTTCTTGCCTCAACACAGAACCTTACATAGTCCTGATGTAATCCTGGTCTACCCAGGTATATCATCATTTGTTTTAGTTCTTCTTCTTTCTGTCTTATCCCTTCAAGGTGCATAAATGTTTCTAAATCGTTTTCCTGTTTCCCAGTAAATGTTGACCAGATACTGTTCTTTCTTTTATTGTGAGCAGCTGCAAGAGCATCTTTGTTATCAACAAATTTAGCAATGTGAGAAGCGCAGTCACTGAGTTCCCTACCATTGCTGACAAATTGTTTTATAACTGAATAAGCAGCATTGGCTGCTGCAACATACTCTAGCAATCATCATCCCCTATTTCTTAACCTTCTTAGGTCTGCCCCTCTTCTTAGCTTTAGGTTTATCTTCAGTAGGTTTCTTCTCTACCTTCTTACCTTTGGCTAAGTGTGGGTTTAGTTTCAATAAACTCATAACCATTTTTCTAATCCACCTCCTCATCGTTTACTCTTTTGGATTGTCTGATTTTACTTTCGCAATGGCATCTTTCCAGGTTGTTGTTCCGTTAACAGCATCCCAGTATTGCATATCTAGTTGGTCTGCAATGCTTGGGTATTCTTTTTCCCTTTGACCTTGATACGCCTTAGCAGCCACCTCTGCATTCACAGCATCTAGGTCATAAGATATTACGTTTCCGTCAGCATCTGTAGCTTCATCGCCTAAGATTGTGACTACATTTGACTTTAACCTTCGCAAAGCCTCGCATTGGTCTTTAGTTAAGTTAGCCATATTATTCTACCTCCCATGCAAAACTCATATATCTATTGTCAATATCACTATCGTTATTGTTGTTTGGTGCGTACCAAGAAGCACCATCACCTCTTGCAAACAGTGTATAAGTAATTGCGCTAGTTGTGTTGTGGTTTATGTGATATCCAGGGATTGGTGTATTTCCATAATAACCTGTATACCAATCACCCCAAGACGATATGACACCAGTCGCCCCTCCAGAGGCTCTAATTTCTAAGTGAAAATATTGACTTGAGGTTGACCAAATAGCGTTAACCATTTGAATAACAATTTTACTGCTTGCGCTAGTTGGCGTTATCGTAATCGTTTGTGGGGTTGCAACAAATGTTGATGATGATGAATTCAAGACTGTTGTTCCAGTTGATTGCACTATTTGTTTTACTGTTCCACTTGAAGGTGTTGCAAACTCTAAAGTCGAACCGCCACTAGCAACCTGGACTACCTGACCAGCTGACCCCAATGACGTTAGCCCAGTACCTCCTTTAGATACTGGTACGGTTGGCAACCTAGCACTTGCTAGGGTTCCGCTTGCAATAGTTGAGGCTGCTATGCCGTCTGTTATTGTTAATGTTTGACCAGTAGGAATAGTTATAGATGAACCTGTGCTTCCTTCAATCTGGTCTACTTTTATTTTACTAGCCATATCATTCCTCCTTTACATTATAACCAATGTGCCTGTGCCATTAACTGTCCAGGTAACATTGTTGTTGACTGTTATTGGCCCCTGTAAAAAATAGTTTTTATCAGTAGCCATGGTTAGTGTTTGGTTAGCAGACACCGTATTGAAATTTTTATATGCATCAGTTGGTTCAGATATTTCACCGCCAGCCACACCGTACACAAGGTCATTACCAGAAGAGTTTACGACAATAGCTTTTGATTGGTTGTTAGCTAAGTCACTTACTATGTCTGCTATAATCCTTGCTTTAGTCGCCATAATTATTCTCCTGGTTTAGTAGGCCATGCAAACCCATCATCGTCCATAGACTGATATGTGTTTGTGATATCTCTTAGTGCCTGCCTATATGTAGACATCTCTGTTGTTAAAGTTTGGTCAGACAAAGCAAGATAGTCTGTCGCTTCCAATTTTTTATTTCTTTCTGAACGCAACCTTGTCAAAGCATCTGCTGCTTTTTCTTCATCTGTTCTTGTATCTTCTGGCCCAAAGTTTGTGCCATCCCATGTGCCGCCAATCTCTGCCGCATCGGTAGCATCAACCCAAGTCATGCTTTCGTGTACCTCAAATTCTTTTTCTGCCAGGTCTACTACTTTTCCATTTAATATAAGTGCTTTCATTATGCGTACTCCTCCACTACTACAATGCCACCTTGACCAGCGGCACCATTGGTATTTGATAGTGCGTTTGAACCACCACCGCCAGAGCCATACGCTTTTCCAGCCTGTGCGCCATTGTTGTGTGTGGCTCCTCTACCGCCACCGCCCCAAAATGAACTACCACCATTACCAAATGAACTTTCGTATGAGCTAGTGTATATGTTATCTTGACCGTTTATTCCGTCACCACCTTCAATATTTATATTTCCACCAGTTGCAGAACCTCCAGCGCCTCCATAAACTCCTCCACTGTTCCCTTCTCTACCACCACCGCCTCCAGTTGCTGAACAATAGCTACCAAAAGATGATGACCCACCAGCATTTCCATGACTTGCACCACTAACTTGCGCTCCTCCAGAACCAACAGTAACTGTGACAGTAGATACAGAACTAACATCTATAACCTCGATTGCCGTGCCTCCTGCACCGCCCCCAGATGCGACATCATCAGCTGTATTATTTGCCCCTCCAGAGCCTCCACCAGCTGTAACAATTACTTTTACTTTTGTTATACCTGACGGTTTTGTATAGGTTCCACTTGATGTAAATGTTTGTATTGATTGAAGCCCAGCAGACGCAGCTGCAAAGCCTAATGTGTTTGTGCCAGTAACTTTTAAAACTTGTCCTGTTGAACCAATAGATAAACCTCCTACGGTTCCAGAGCCATCTGTTGTAACTACTTTATTATTACCTACTGCTAAAGAAACACCGCCAGCAAAAATTGACCAGTGAGAAGAGTTAACCGTTCCTCCAGTTGATGGTGTTTGCCCTGACGCTGGTGTTGCGTTTATATAAACATATGATGACAGTGCGCCATCTGTGAATTGAACAACATCCCTTTCTTCGTATGTCGTACTTGCATCATAGGTTCCTTTATTTACAAAGGATATTTTTCCTAGGTCTACTGTAGCCACTGTTACCTCCTTATATCGTTGCTATCAAATGACCACTAGCATTGAGTGACCAAGTGAAACCTGTTGCTGCGTACACAACATCGTTAAATGTTGCATATGTACTGCTTGTTATATTATCTGCCCCACCGTTAGTCGTAGTGACTTGTAGCTTATCTGCTATGCTATCACTATTCGTATCGGATAGGACGAACCCATAAACCTCTGCGCTACTTGCTGCGCCTGGTTGAAACTTACCGCTTGATTGATTGAAGATTAAAGCATCGCCATCAGCAACACCTGTAGTCTGAACATCGTTAGCATCATTTATAGAAAAGTTAGCTAGAGTAAATGTACCATAAGCAATGATGTCTACACGGTCTGTACCGCTAATACCTATAGCACTAGCAAATACTACTGACGTACCATTAGTTACTGTTACGTCTACGCCATTTACCATTTTTATGCCGTTCAAATAACAGTCTACAAAGCCTGCATCGTAGGCTAAAACATTTCCGTTAGCATCAGCCCCTGTGATTGTTGTGGTGCTGCTAGTTACTGCATACTGGAAGCGATTTGCGGTTCCATTGATTGCGCTGGCAGCTGTAATAAATCCACCTGAGGCGAAAACTTTAAGTGCTTGTTGACCAGCTTGAGTATGGAAATAAAGGTCACCTATCTGTAAAGCTGAACCGTCATTTCTGGTAGTTGGTGCGGATGAGTACCCACCAAGGTAAACATCCGCAAAGTTTGTAATATCTGTTACGTTGTTAGCAGCTGTTGTTATGTCACCTGATATTGCGCCTAGTGCGGTTACCTGGCTATTTAAACCAGCTACTGTTCCAATAGTGTTGGCTCCAGATAGATTAGCACCTACTGTGTTGACGTTTGCTAAGTTAGTAGCATTGCCACCAATGGTGTTTACGTTACCAATATTGTTACCTACGTTGTTAACATTGGCAATATTATTAGCTACTGTGTCTATCTCAGATGTTGTTTCTTGTAAGTCCTGGGCAACAGTATCTATTTCAGATATAGCTTCGTTAAGATCATTGGCTACAGTCACTACGTCTGCAATGTTAGTTGCCACGGTGTTAACTGAATTTATGTTAGCTGAAACTGTTGATATATTATTTGAATTATTTCCAACGGCCTGCACTTGAGTTCGTATTGCGTTTACATTTTGAATAGCATCTGTTGCATCTGTGCCATCTTCTATGTCTGCCAAGGTAGCAATGTCAGCTGTTATAGCAGCCAGGGTTGACACGTCAGCAATCTTAGGCCCAGCTTCTGGGTTACCAGTTGTTGCATTGAAACCTAGTACAGTTCCTAATCTGCTTGCCTTTACAGGCATAGTCATATCAATAGTATCTGGATCACCTACTGGTGCTTTAATAGACCTATTTAATTCTTCTCTGTTGTCACCAAGCTGCATGGTGATTGTATCAAAATCACCCTCTAAAGCAGACGCTGTAATATTACCGCCAGCTGTATATACGCTTGTTCTTGATTTAGGTACGTTAGATTTAACAGCTACTGTTTGATTGTTTGTTGGTGTGTAGTCTGTAGGGGTAGTGATAAAAACAACCTTACCAGTACCATTAGCATTTAGACCAGCAGCGTTGCTGCTATCTTTTATAGAGTAGTGTACGCTTTCTGTTTTCTTGACGTTATCTACAAATACTTCAATGTCAGAGGTAGCGTTAACCTGGAAGCTAAAAGGAAATTCTGTAGTAGACCCATTAGCAACGGCTGATACCTTTCTTGTATTACTGTTAACATCAAATGTAGCCATAGCATACCTCATCTAATGTATATACCAAATTTACTATTTTGTCATCTGAGAACATCATTATCTTACTCCAAACAATTCCCTTATGTTCTGTTCAGCTGCTGCTTCTGTTTCTCCTAGCGATGGTTTTATTAACAATCTAGGGTTAGTTCCCATCTCTTGTTTGAAGCTATCTCTTTGTTGTATCAATGCAGCTAATTCAGGAAATTCATAAATCATTAAGTCTTTTGCATATGATTTATATTCGTTATCAATACCTTTTAGGATATCGATACGATGCGCCCTGGATGCTGGCTCTGTTACAGCACCTATGTTAGATGTGCTTTGTATCATCATATTTTTATAAGCATCACCCTTAATAGTTTCTTTTAATGTTTCTACCACGTTCTTAGGCATTAGGCTTTCACCACCGCTATAGATTTGTGTTTTAAAATATTCTGTAGCATATGGTGATTTAGAAGGGTCATTGTACAGTTCTACATATCTTGCATATTGTTCAGCGTTTAGCCTTATCTGTGGCTCACCCATAGTCTGTGATAGATATGGAAAAGCAAACTGTAGCTTTTCTAGTTCCTTGTTTATTTCATTTGCACCAGGCTTTTTTATAACACGCCATGGCTGTATTAGTTCCCATCCAGTACCTCTAGTTTGAGGCAACGGCTCATTCCATCTATTTGTTTTAACAGGCAAGTCACTTGAACAACCAGATGTCTTAGAACAGATACTATTTATCATTTCGTAGTATGCTCTAGTAATAGGATACAAACCTACTGGTCTATCCCAGAAAGGTATATCTAAATCCTGGTATTGTTCAGCTGGTATAATGCTTGAGCCATACTCACTGCCCAGTGTCATATCACCAAACTTAGCACCTTCACCTAGGCCAGAACGCTCTATGCTACCTTTGATTTG